ATTTGAGAGCTGTGGCAGCTAGTGGAATTACAGTTGCCTTAGCAATAGTGGCTGACATACATCCAGCCTATGCAACTATGCTTGGTGCAATTGTTGCGCCTATTGCCAAAGCGTTAGATCCAAAGTCCGGGAGCGAAGCTGATTATGGAATTAATGCGTCATGACCGCAAACGAATGGGTTGGCATAGCCGTTGGAGTAAGCGCGGTATCTACAAGTTTATTACTGGGTCTGCGCTGGGTTATTAAATCTTACTTACAAGAATTGAAGCCAAATTCTGGAAGTTCGATAAAGGATCAAATTACTAGACTTGAACAGCGTGTTGATGATCTGTTTGTCTTAATCAGTAAGCGATAATTTTGCTATGGCGAACACACGAAAACGCACACCACGCAAAAAGGTTAATCGGAGAGTAGTTCGCCAAACTCCTGAACCATTATCAAAGTTAGATCAATTCTATATTGCAAAGCATGAAATGTTTAGAGCTGCACGCAAGGCTGGATTTAATGAATCCTGTGCGCTTTACCTAATGGATAATCCCGAATCAATGCCTGACTGGATCGTAGGCGACAAAGGAATAATCCCAACTATCCCAACTCCAGATGAGGATGACGATTAAAACTAATCGTAGGTATTTAGTAACACCGGATTTGCAAATTCCACTACACCATCCAAAAGCAGTTGCCAATTTGATTAAGATGGTCAAGCACGAGAAGTTTGATTATGTATTAAATGTTGGTGATGAAATGGATTTAGGCTCACAATCGCGTTGGGCAAAAGGCACAAAGTTAGAGTTTGCTGAAACATTAGATGAGGAAAGAAAACTAGGCCAAGAGATACTTTACGATCTAGGCACGACCGATATTGTCCGGTCAAATCACACAGATAGAATTTATCAAACATTACTCAAAGGTGCGCCATCACTTATTGGATTGCCAGAATTGGCTTATGACAAGTTCATGGATTTCAGCAGCTTAGGGATTAGATTTCATAAGAGAGCCTACGAGTTTGAAAAAGGCTGGCACTTGGCTCATGGCGATGAAGGCAACATGTCTAAGCATGCTGGCATAACAGGCCTTAATTTGGCCAAGAAATGGCATTCTAGCGTGGTTTGTGGCCACTCCCATAGGCAGGGTGCAGTCCGACACCAAACTGGCTTAAACGGCCGTTATTCAACGATTTGGGGCATTGAGGCAGGACACCTTATGGACATGAGAAAAGCCTCGTATCTTAAATACAACTCAGCCGATTGGAACATGGGCTTTACAGTCCTAAGTTTTGGCAAGAAAGGCCATCAAGTAGAGCTGATACCTGTTAATCATGACGGATCATTTACCTACAATCGAAGGACTTATGGGGCGTGAAACCGATTATCGGGATAGGACGATTGATGACCATATCGATGACTTTGAGGATATTGGCGTTATCTAATCGTTATAAAACACGCGCCAAGAAGTTATTGCGCTGTCGGTAAATCCAGTCATACTAATCCCAACGCAAACAAATGTTTTGCGGAACGGGAGCAATAATGGAAATACTAGGCATGTGGTTATTAATTGCCGGAAGCATGGCAGTTGCATGGTGGACAATAAAGCACACAAATAATGAACACTACGAAAATGGCTATTGGTCTGGCCGTCAGGATGGGTGGCGTGCTAGTTTGGAACACCAAGAGCGTGTTAGAAAAATGAAGTTAGATCAGGTTTTTGATTATGACAAAAACTGAGGATCTGTTAAATGAGGTCATTACTACAATCCAAGAGCGTGGAAGTGTCTATGGACACCCATACTACAATCACAAGCGAATTGCCGGATTGTGGTCTGCGTATCTTGATATGCCAATCACACCACATCAAGCTGCACTTTGCATGGCATTGGTCAAAGTGTCTAGGCTTAGTGAGTCGCCAGATCATTACGACTCAGTCAAAGACCTTGTTGCATACAGCAGCATCTATCGAACTGTGCTCGAAGCAGTCCAAGACAAAGATTTTGAATGGAAGGAATAATGTTTAATTTAGATAACTATGAAACAGTTGAATCAAGATTGGAAAAATGGCATGAGAAATACCCTGATAATCGTATCGAGACTGAACTCATTGAAGCGACTGAAAAGCGGTTCGTTGTATTCGCCAAGATTTTTAAGACTGAGGCTGATGCAAAGCCGTGCGCTACTGGCCTTGCTTTTGAGGTCATTACGGAGAAGGGTGTTAATTCAACTTCTGCATTGGAGAATTGTGAGACTTCAGCGATCGGTCGTGCGCTCGCAAATGCTGGTTTCGCAGCTAAAGGCAAACGCGCTTCAAGAGAGGAAATGGCTAAGGTAAATAATAATCAGCCAAATGAATACGAAAAGAAATTACAGGAAAGGCGTTATGGTGCGCCCGGCACTAAATCCGCAGCTGTTGAGGATGCTTTAAGAGCTTCATTTGCAGTTGAGAATAAGCAAGATGATCCACAGGCTTGGTCGGTTGCTGAAGCAATTGATGCAATAGGCAGTTCAACACCGAAAGAGCCACCTGCTTGCGAGCACGGGCATATTTTGAAAACCGGAATTTCAAAATCGGGCAAGCCGTATTATGGTTATGTCTGCAAGGGTAAAGTTACCGAACATGCTAAATGGGCAAAGATGACTGCAAATGGCCATTGGTTCTTTGAAGGGATGGAGTAATGGGATACATCGCTTTTATTAATGGTAAAGGCATTCAGGTTGTCATGGATGACAAAGGTGTTCATTTAGAGGAATCAGTCATTAAATGCGAGGTATGCGATGACGACCGAATCTTCAAGGATGGCACATGTTTCAAATGCCACGAATTGATTAACTATGACAAACCCAACTAAGTTCAAATGTAATGGTTGCAAACGCGACACAGAATTTTTATGGCTTGATGCCATCGACATGCCAGATGGTTTCAAATTATATCAGTGCATGGATTGCGGAGCGGTCGGAACAAAAAACATAGCTGAGGCAAAAGATGTGCCTGACTCAGACATTAGCAGATGCAATAAGTGTGGATCTTGGCAATTTAAGGAAATGCCATGCCATACATGTAATCTGATTGGATCAAAGTAATGGCCAGTATAACTAACTTAACCAATTTCAATTCAGATCAACATTTTACGCCTAAATGGGTGTTTGATTCCCTAAATGTAATTTTCGATTTAGATGTGGCAACAAGTGATTTGCCTACATTTGTGCCTTGTTTGAGTAAATTTACAGAACTAGACAACGCTTTAGATAAAGATTGGTTTGGCCTTGTTTGGATGAATCCGCCTTATTCTAAGCCATCTGTTTGGGTTGAAAAATTTTTAGATCATAACAATGGGGTTGCCTTACTGCCAATAACTCGTGGAAAATGGTGGGATAGAGTTTGGAATAGTAATGGCGCAATAATTCCTTGCCCATACAATTTTAAGTTTATTAGGCCTGATGGCGTTCTAAGAGATATTACTTTTAGAACAATGTTTTGGGGCTTGGGTGAAGGTGTTGACATTTTACATAAATCAGGTTTAGGAAAGGTGCGCTAATGCCTACCTATGAATACAGCTGCAAAGAATGCGGCACATTTGGATCTATTCATAGAACTTACAAAGAGGATGATAGTGGTATGAATTGTCCTAGATGTAAGGTTGCTATGGCAAGAGTTTATTCAGCTCCGGGAATCTCATTTAAGGGTGATGGATGGGCAGGTAAAAGCAAATGACAGACGCAGGATACGATCAGACTTGGAATGAAACCGATGACCTGCGCATTATGACATGCCGTCTGACCTGCGGTTTTGTTAGATGATTTGGAGGCGTATGCTACCCTTAAACGCAAATTCGCTTTCAGAGCGAAAGGGCGATCTGCGAAGCAGAAAGATCGCAAGGTTTGGTTTGGTGATATCTCTGTCCTTAGGCCTGACAATAGCCTTTCAAGAGAATGATTCCGTAGCTAAAGATAGACCTAATCATTACAGACAATATGCTTTCATACAATTAAACAATATAGATGAATTTCATTGTATTGATAAGTTGTATTTCCATGAAAGTAGATGGAATCCAAAAGCAAAGAATGGTAGTCATTATGGAATACCTCAAGGTAGATCTAAGTATCTAAGTAAAGTAGATGGATACAAGCAGGTAGAATGGGGTATCAAATACATTAACAACCGCTACGGTTCTGCATGTAAAGCATTACATCATTGGAAGGTTAAGGGCTGGCATTGAGTAGATCAGCTTTAAGGGATAGTGGTAGCACTAGACAATGGCGTAACATAAGAGAGAGAATACTTAGACGCGATCAGTTTATATGCCAGTATTGTGGACAAGAAGCCAATACAGTAGATCATGTAATACCTAGACGCTTAGGCGGATTAGATAGTGATGATAATTTAGTTGCAAGTTGTCGTAGATGTAATTTATCGAAGGGTGGGCGTTTTTTTGTGAGCAAGAGAACAC